CACTTCTTTAAAACCACCTTTTATACCACCAAGCAATTTGCCAAACGCATCTGTAACACCAACAACAGCATTTGCAGTTTCATTTATAAGTTTTTTTTGAGTTTCAAGGTCTTTCTTTTGATCTTTAAATTTTTCATCTGCTGCTTTTTTTGCTTCTTTTGCTGCTTCATCATCATATTTTTTTTGTATTGCTAAAGATTCTGCAATATGCTTTTCATCAAGTGCTGTTTGCATTGCTGCATTACCTTCAGCAGCAGCATATTCTTCTGCATATTTTTGATCAATTGCTGTTTGCTCTTTTATCTGACCATCCATTGAAGCCAGAATAGTTTCATTTTTTAAATTCTGGATAGCCTGTTCATTCTTTTTAGTTATTGCTAATAAGTGTGCTAAATATTCTTCAGTTATTGCTGTTTTTAATTTATCATTATCTTTTGCCATTAAAATATCACTGGCATATTTTAATTCAATTGCTTTTTGTTCCTGCTGATAACCTGTTAATGAATATGTAACTGCTTTATCTTTAAGTTGCATAATCTGTTCTTGAATTTTAAGTTGTTTATCTGCAAGTGCCTGTCTTTGTACATCATTCAACAAGTTTTTATTATCCAACTTTTCGTTTTCTCTTAAACTCTGACTATATGCAGCATACAATTGATTCTTTTGTGCAAGTATGTCATTAAGTTTTTTATTGGTAGCATCATTGTCTGCACCCATTTTTTTCTCTGCTTCTGCTTGTTTTGTTTGTAAGTCCAACCTATCATAATCAAGATAATACATTTTAGTTTTTAGTGCTACCAATTCTTCATTAGCTTTCTGATCGAATTTACCTGTTGATTCAAGTTTTTTATGTGCTTCAAGTTGTTTATCAGCAATATCAGCTTCCATTACTGACCTTTTTAATAAATATGTAACATCAAATTCTCTAGATTTTATTTGTGCTTGGGTTAATGCATCTGCTTTTTCTTTAGCTTCATCCATTGCTTTACCCCAACCTGTCACAGCTTCTTTTAATTCATTATAAGCTGCTTCAAAATGACCTTGACTTAATTCATATAATGCTTTACCCACATGTGCAAGTTTATCCATAACAACCTCAAAAACTGCTTTAATACTATTCCAGACAGCTTTCATTTTATCACCACCTTCATCAGTACGTTTCATCCAGCTTATCAATCCAGCAACAGCTAATGTAATTGCAATTATAACAGCACCAATACCTGTTGAAATAATGGCAGCATCAGCAGTTGCAGCAGCTTTTACCAAATTTTCAAAAATTGGTTTCATACCACTAATAACACCACCTAATGCACCAAATTGACCAGCTAAAGCAGGTAATGCAGTGTTGGTTAATGCACCAAAACTGGTTTTCATTGCATCAGCACTACTGCTAATAGCACGTTCCATTGCTTTACCTTCACTGGTAATTTTATCTTTTCCAGTGGTAAAACCAGCAGTGTCCATCAAAATTCTGGTAACTATACTAAAGTCTTTACTTGAACCCATATTTTAACCTTTTAATATAAATACTGTTTCTTTTAGTCTCATTTAACAGCACTTTTACTATTCATGTATTCCTGATATCTTTTATAACTTTCTTGTAGATCAGCTTGTGTAGTTTCAACTTTTGGTTCATTTAGTTCTGCTTCATCCTTTTCATCGTCCCAAGGAAATTCAATACCACTTCTACCAATTGAACTGGCAATAAGTCTGGACTGTTCCCAAGAAAGTTTAGTCTTATTATTTATTTGAGAAATTAAAGCATCATTTTCAATGCTTGTGCATTCATAAAGAAAGTAATCTGTTGATATGTTTGAATTAGCACTGATATAAGCAAATATTTCAATAATACTTACTTCTTTTTTTTTACAGGATTATTATCTTTTAGATTTTCTTTTACCAATGATGTAGCATAATCATTGAAGACTTGAATTGAATCCATATTGTCATCTAACACATCTAAGAATTGATCAAAAGTATATTTGAATGTATCTCTATTAGCTGCTTTCAAGAAGCAGTAAAACAGTGTCATTGTGTCTGTGTAACTATCATCCAATTGACTGATTTTCTTTTGTGCTAATACTTCAAAATCAATTATTGCTTTATTGGTTTTTTTAACAACATATTCAACATCATTAAATTTTATTCTAACCTCATTTTTTGGTGCAATTATTTCACTCATACTAATTTTAATTTAAAACATTATAATTATTTACAATAAATACTTCACTCATTGTGAAAAAGAAAAAAGCAGGTAAACCCAAACCTGCTTTTTTAATTAATAATTAAACACCAGAAAATTATGTAGATAAAATAAAATATAATTATGTTATTGTCCAAGCACCAATACCATCAATAGTACAACTGTAATCAACAGCACCTGAATAACTTGAACCTATCTTTAAATCTGTAATTCTACCTGAACCTGATAAGTATTTTTGTGATGTAAGCAAAGTTTGTGGAAAGGTTCTGGTTGTATTTAATCCAAATTGCCAGTTTACAATTGCTTGTGCTTTATAAAGTGATACAAGACTTGTAGTATTAGTGCCACCTGTTGCCACAAAGTCTACCAAACCATCAACTGCTAATGTGTATGCTGGAAAACCTAATACGTTGCTTTGTCCATCTCTGGTTGTAGTATCAATTACCTGTTGTTTATCTGAAAATGTAACAGTTCTTGAACCTCCAATAACTGTTTTTGTTGCTCCTGAACCTATGAATGCTAAAAAGTCGAAACCACTAATTTTTGCCATGTTGTATAATAAATTAAAATTGCTTCAAATAATTTATTATAAATACTAAGCAATATTTTTAGCTATTTTGGGTGTTAAATTGTAGTACTATTGTCTGAACATAACTAATTGCATCAGCACTTTCAAAAGCAATTTCATCAGCAGAAACTAATGCATCACAAGTAATATTCATATTACCAAAAGTGAAAGATTTATATTCAAAAATTCCTCTTACCTGTTCAGCAAGATCAATTGACTTTACATAGTCTGGTGTAACAACATCAATTTGAACTTGTGTTGCATCAAATGCTGTACCACTACTGGTGTATTCAGTTGCTACAGACATTCTATGATAAACAATGTAAGGTTTGGTAACATCTTTGGGTAATACTAATGCATTTACTTGTGTGGTAACTCCTGATAATTGCTGATATATAAATTTTCCAATACTGAGACTCATATTTATAAATTTGTTCTACTATTAAATACTTTTGATTTTAATTCGTTTAAGTGTTTCCTTCATCTGTTTTATACTTTCTTCAGACATTTTATGACCAGAAGCATTTTTATTTCCCATCCCTGCTTTCCTTATTTTTTCTTTTGTTACTTCAGAAGGATGCTTACCTCTTAACTTATCTTTAGTTTCTTCTGATACTGGTTTTCTTATCAACCTCATATGTTTTACCGTTTCTTCACTAAAATGTTTACCTTTCATTGGTGATGGTTTACCTTTTTTTCCTTTACTCATATTCAATTTTACTTCTTCAGACCTTGGTGTTCTCATTTTCAATTTTTCTTCATCAGTATGTTTATATCCCAAAGCATTATTATTTCCAATTTGTGCTTTACTCATATTCATTTTTGCTTCTTCAGACATTGCACCATGTGGTTTTCTTTGTTTTATTTTAGTTTCTTCAGAACGTCTCAAACCTAACTGACTACCAGCAACTTTACAAGTATTGAAGTATGGGTCATAATAACCTAAAAAATATGTTTCAATTTGTAATAAATCTTCTTTATCATATTCAGCAATAACTGAAAATCTTAAATCAGTTTTTTCGTACTTCTTATAATGATTTTGTAATTGTGGTGAATGATGTTTATTATTCTTTAAATCATTTAAATGTTTACACCACCTATTGTTAATATTTACTGCTGAACCTATATATGTTCTTTCAGGATGAACAATTGATTGTATTTGATATACACCTGTCATGCTACAAAAATATAGTAAAGAATTCTGAAATACCAGTGTTTTTTAAAACATTTATTTACCGATAGAAACGTTCATATTTCTTTATGACCTTGCCGTATGTGTCAACAAAAGTTTCATAAAGACCATTGAAAACTTGTTCCTGTGTTTCTTCAACTGCTTTACTAAAGAAATGTGTTGCTGTAATTCTACCTGTTGAATGTGCTGTCATTTTTCTTGTAAATATTCTTGTTTTGGTTTTGGTCATTCTGTCTTTTGTGCCTTCTTCAAAAAATAATGCCATAAAGCCAGCATACCTGCCTGTTTTTCTTGCACCAACATCAGCATAACCACCATTTTCATCAGGATAATATTTAACTCCTAATGATTTTTGAATTCTTTTGCTGGTTGTGTTTGCCCTTGCTGCATCAATTAAAGGTTTTGCTGCTTTTGCATATCCTTTTTTTAGTACTTCTTTTTTAATTGAACTATCTAAATCAGATATTAATTGATTAAACTCGGCAATATTTTCAACAGTCATTTGCATAGTCAGAAGGTGTTATTGTTGTAAAGCACAGGTTAATGTTATGCTTTCTTTATAAATTGGTGAATCTTTAATGTTATTGATAGTATAAAACTTGTCTTTATATTTAACTCTGAATGTTTCATCAATATCTTCTCTGTATCTAATCACAAACTGACATATTTTACTGGTGAATAATTCAAAATTTGCTATCATTTTGTTTCCACCAATATCAAGCATATTAGCATTTACAGTTTTGTAATCTGCATACTGTACATCTTGCATTGAACCATAAGGATTTTTTGCCGTTATTGGTTTTTGAAGTGTTATTTTATATTTTAAAAGACCTGAATCCATTGTAATTAATATTTTAAACCGTAATTAACGTATGGGTAAATTAAAGCATCAACAGTCTCAGGTACTTTATATACTTGCTGTCTTGATTTGCTTTCCCTAAACTCATTCATATCTGCTGCTAAATAAAGTATTGCTCTCTTTAGTGCTAATGGTAAT